CATCAATTAAGGAATTCACCATGCCAGGACAAAATGGTACTCCGAGCGAAGAGAATGCTCGGAACACGTCTTACGAGAGCAAAGTAAATGAAGTAATCACCGGTTCAACTAGAGGTGAAGATGGTAAGCTTACATTTCCTGAAGGAACAGATGAAAGTCTAGCATTCTCAGCTACTGCTGAAATTCGTCGTCGTGATACCCAAGGTGCTTACACAAAGAATCAACAAACTCTTAAAGCGTTACAAGCTGAAAATGAAAAGCTTGCATCATCATGGGAAAGCGACGCTGTTGCTAACCTTAGCTCAACTGAACAAGCTAGTCTCGAAGAGCTTAAAGTCCAAGACCCAGATACTTGGCGTTCAGAAATTGCCAGGCTAGAAGAAGAAAAGCGCGGCAAGTTTAAAGAGCGTCGTACAGCTATTTCTGAAGAAGCATCTCAGACTACAGAGCTAGAACGTCGCGGACTGCAACTCGAACAGTTCAATAAAGACAACCCTGAAATTGAACTTACAGATGAAGTCATTGAAAACGACATCCCTCCTCGCATTACACGCAAACTTGAAAAAGGCGAAATTCAATTCGACGAGTACCTAGCTGAAGTTGCTACTTATTTAGGTAAGTCGAAAAAAATTGACCCTGGTAAAACAGCACCTAAAACTCCAGGTTTTGCTGATATCCGCAGTTCTAACAGCCCAACTGACGACGCTCTTAATAATCAAAGTAAATCAGATTATAATAAGGAGGTTTTCTAATGTACGTCGGAACTAAAGTAATTAAAGCTTTACCAATGACTCGTCAAGAGTATAACGACTATCGTAGTTGGCAAATGCTAGAAGATGAAACAGACTGCGATGGTTTCTTAGTTGAATATTTGGAAGGTGGCAAATCAAATGATATTCGTCACAAAGGCTATATTTCATGGTCACCTGCCGATGTGTTTAATAATGCATATAAAGCTTCAGGCGAGTATTCGTTTGGACATGCAATTGAATTAGCTAAGCTCGGTTATAAAATAGCGCGATCAGGTTGGAACGGTAAAGGCATGTGGGTAATTTATAACCCAGGTAGCTTGGGACAGACACACGCAATGTTTGATGGGTCGGTGTACAAAAACCATGGAGTTGATGAGTGTGAGATTCTTCCACACTTTGATATGTACACCATCAATGCTTATGGGCGTAGGGCTATGCTGCCAGGGTGGTTGGCAAGTCAAACGGATATGCTAGCAACTGACTGGTGTATTATTTAAATAAAAATAATAATTTTACTTTTCATGTTTAACGTGCTATAATTAGGATAGATGAGGCAAGTTGCTTGAGCGTTCTGTAGGTACTACACCGCAAATAGCAACTTGCACAAGGTCTCCGGCTTGGAATCACCTACTGTTCATTTAACCATTAAATCTAACCTTTAAAAGGCGGACAATTATGTCTACTGCTATTGTTAAGGTTGGTTCGGACCTTGAACGTCGTAAATGGATGCGAGAAGGATTGATTCAAAAAGCTTCACAGTCTTTTTGGAACGCCTACTCTGGTACATCTAAAGACGCGATTGTTTTCCAAGCCAACAACGAAAATTCAGGCGAAGGCCACACTGTCGTATTCGACTTTGATGGTAACATTTCTGGCAAAGCGATCAAAGGCAAAGACACTGCATTTGGTAAAGGCGAACAGAAGAAAAAATTCTCCGACAAAATCACAGTTGAACGCTATCGTCTAGTAGTAGACAACGGTGATAAATTTGACGGCGTGAACATCGGTGACCTGCAAATCAATGAGCACTCTGATTCACGCTCTAAGCTGGGTGATTTGTGGATTCGTTGGAAAGATCAAGCATTGTTCGATAGTGCTCAAGGCTTGCTTTCAACTAACGATGATGGTGTCCAGGCTCCTTCACACACCATTGATCTCGGTACTACGTTCACATTCAATCAATTGCTTGATATTGAGCGCACGCTGAAAACTTCTAACGGTTACACCACTGGCGGCGTACGTCGTCCACTTGATCCTTTCCGGGTTAATGACGGTGATAAACCTATTTGGTTGTTTATTGTTGACTCAGCTATGGCTAATATCCTACGTAAGGACACTGCCGGTTACCAAACACTAATTCGTAGTGGTGATATTCGCGGTAATAATAACCGTAACATCACAGGCGTAATTGGCCAACTTGGTAGTATGCTGATTGTTGAAGCAGCTCAGTTCTTTGGTTCAACAGGTGGATCAACTCTTGGCTTCACGCTAGATGATTCTGAAGTTGAAATGAGTGGTTTGCGTCAGTATGATGGTGCTAATCCAACCACTGCACTTTGGACAGGTCAAGAAGGTTTTGACTATGCTTCTACTGATCTACACTCTCGTGGTGTAATTCTTGGCGGTGGTGCTCTTCAAATTGCAATGGGCAAACAGCCAGATTATCGCTGGCAGCCGTCTCAAGACTTTGCCATCAAGTCTGAGTCTGCACTGGAGGTTTGGACTGAAGTTCGTAAGACCAAACTTAAAGCCGAAAATGCTAACTACAAAGCAGCAAAAGTGGCTGACATCGATTATGGTGTTGTTACTGTTGATCTGCAAGTTGGCTCATAAGGAGGAGTTGAATTATGGCTAACGTCGATAAAACTCGTTCTGCCAGCTTTCATCAGAAAAAGAGCGAAAGTATCTTTGCTGGTGTAGTAGTAGAAGGTACAGGAATTGCTCAGATTGCTTCGGGATCAGGTAACTTTCTGATTGCTAATCTGCCTCCACGCTCAATTGCTACTAATGCTTATATCCACACTCTTGTTGTTAGCGATGCAGCTACATCAAACGTGGTAACGCTTGGTACAACTGAAGGTGGCAGTGAAATCATGAGTGCTGGTGACATTACATCACTAGGTGAATCTGGTACTCTAACTGGTCAAGTGTCTACAGGCACTGGCGTATCTCTATATCTTGGCGTAACCACAACTGGTGCCGCTACAGACGTAGCTGAATATGTTGTAGTTGTCGAATATCTTGAATTCGGCAAAACTACTGGTGAGTACACCAAGATCAGCAAGTAATATAAAACTGCCTTAGCTAACGTTAAGGCAGCTTTTAAATGTGTAGTAACTTAGCTATACATTTAAAAGCTGAATATGTAGTAGTAAACAATCTCCATACTGAATTCCAATATAACTACACCAGTGGCGACAGCTATGCTTGATAGGGTAAGAAAGATTCTAGCAAGAGCTAGGTTAACACTAGCTGATCCAAATAAAGAACGCTGGGATGATGCTACACTTGTAGACATACTAGAAGAAGCACAAATTGATTTTTGTCAACAAACTCAAATGTTGCATGAACGCATAAATGTACCTGTTTTTGCTAATAATCCGTATTTTGCGCTACCAGATGATTGCTGGCAATTAACTCGTGTATTATATGACAACAATGTAATTCCTTTGGTAACACATTATGAGTTAGATAGTCAAGGTGTTGCAAATGTAGTTGGTGTTGCTAAGCTAACAACTACAAGTAATAGTTGGGAAGAAGATACAGGTATACCTGCAGCTATTATATATGACAGAGCAAACATGCTAGAAGGTAAAGTATATCCTATACCTGATGAAAGATTTAGGTCTGATCAAGATGTAGGCTATCTAGGAGTTGCAGTTTCTGTTGAAGGTGCAGAGTTACCAGATGTATTTGGTGTAGTTTCAGATGTAGAAGATAGTAATGCTATAGACTTAGACTATACTGATTTATTTGGTGTTGTGTCTAATCTAAGTTCAGAAGAAATTGAGTCGTACGTAAAATGCTACTTTCTTAAAAATCCAGCCACACTAGAAAGTATAGATAGTGAGTTAAGTATACCTAGCATGTACGATATAGCGCTTAAATTTTATGTTTGTGGTCAAGCATTCATGAATGACATAGACACAGGTTATCAGCAAAAAGGCGCTGATCAAATGAGAATTTATGAACGTCATATTAAGACAGCTAAGCGCGATAGTGCTAAAGATTTCACTAGAGCTAGTCAGTTTGAAACTTATTATAGGCGTGGAGTTTAATGAAGCTACAAGAATTTAACGGCGGTGTATCAAGTAGACTAGCCGGACAATTAATAGGTGCAAATCAAGGAACTGTCTATGAAAATATAGACAATTCTAAAGGTGTACTAGTACCTGTAAAAGACAAATTAGCAACCGCTATAGAAGTTGATAAATTTAATAAGTATTTTGTAGCTGAAGATACATGGCTTAGTAGCGTAATAAATACTGACTATTTAGAATTCCAAAGTGTAATGTATTCTACCGATAGATTTAGTCGACCACTTAAATATAAGAATGGTAATTACGATAACCTAGGTATAGTTAGACCTCGATATGCTAGCGCAGCAACTAACATTAGCAAGGCGACAACGCTTAAAGATATAACAACGCTTAACAAGACTAATGTTGGTGATCTACCTGCATCAGATTTAGAATACTTACTTTTTAATGTTAAAGACGGTGTGTATTCTCAGCCATTTAGATTTGTTGTTTTTGCAAGTTCTACTACAGCAACTAGAGCGCAAGAATTTAGTTCAGGCTCACTAAGAAGTGTAGTTAATACTATAACAACTGAAGTTAATCCAATTAATAGAGCTGTAGAATTTAAAGAACTAAAAGGTAAGTTTGAGGATAAAGCTGTATTATTTAGGAACTATGATGGTGCATGGCGGCAAGTAGCAGAGTTTTTAACAAAAGGTGTAACTGTAGTAGATTCAGTATATGACATAAGTGCAGCTACAGAATTAAATGAAGATTTGATAACACCGTTTGATGGAACTTACCAATACGTATACACTTTCTATAATTCAGATGACGGCACAGAATCTGCACCTAATACTATATCGTCAGAATTAGCAGCCAGTAGTGGTTTCATACAGGTTACTCTTAACAGTGTGTCTGCTGATCCGCAAGTCACGCATAAAAGACTATATCGAGTAGGTGGTAATATTACTGAATTTACTATGGTAGCAGAGTTAAGTAGTTCTACTACTGTATATACAGATACGCTTAAGGATTTAGACATTGATGGAAGATTGTTAGAATCTGATAATTATTATGAAGCACCAGTTGGGCTAAACTATTTAGCTGAAGCTTATGCTATGCTATTTGGTGCGTTAGGGTCTTCTTTACGTTTTACACCTGTGGGTAAACCTAATGCTTGGCCGCTAGAGTATGAAATACAATTCGATCAAGACATAACCGGCATTGGTACAGCAGCAAATGGTTTACTTGTGTTTACACTTACCAAAGCCTACATCGTGACTGGAACCGGTCCTACTTCCCTATCTCAACAATCGCTAAGAGGTGATCAAGGTTGTATAGCTTTTGAGTCTATAAAAGAAGTAGACGCTGGTATGTTGATATGGGCTTCCGCTGACGGTCTATGCGTATCTTCAGGTAATAATGTAAAGAATATAACTAAGGACTCGCTTGGTCATATAGAGTTAACACCAGTTAGCTCAGCAGTACATGATGAAGTGTACTATTGTCAAAACAAAGACGGTAGTATATTAGCTTTTGACTATAGATTTCAGCCAACACTTAAGTGGTTAAACCTAGGTACAACTTTTTTATCAGTAGCTAAAGGTAAATTGTACGGTTATAGTGATAGCGTATTGTATCTTTTATATAAAGCTACAAACAATCTGCAAATGAATTATAAGTCACCTTTGTTTGTAGAAGGGTCATTCACCGAAAATAAAACGTATAAAAAGGTTTATGTTAGGTCAGAAGGCGATATAATAATAGTTGTATTAATAGACGACGAAATAGTCGCAACTTTTGATTTAGCAGGTAAAGCTACTCATCAACTGCAAGTACCTCAGAATCTTCAAAGAGGTTACAGTATACAGTTCAAAGTAACCGGTACTGGTACAGTTAATGAGATAGAATACACTGTAGGACCTAGACAAAATGGCTAATCAATCTCTAGTAGCAATACCTCCAAATGTGGAGGAGCCTATTGTACTGAAACGTTTCCTTTCACGTTTAGTTGAACAGCTAGACATTGTGTTAGGTAACAGAGCTGGTCCACAGAATAAATATGCTGATCAGCAACAGTTAGTAAGTTTAAATGAGCAGTTGACTACTAATCTTAAGTCAGCTCTAGAAAGTCTTGAATATGCAATATTGCAAACTAGTGAACTTACTGATGATGAAGTTATAGAATTAACTAAACGTGTATTAGTTGTAGAAGACGTTAATAGCCAACAAAACACCAGACTAAATGATATTGAATTGCTCGATGGTCAGCAAGACACCAGACTAGATGATATTGAATTGCTCGATGGTCAGCAAGACACCAGACTAGATGATATTGAATCGCTCGATGGTCAGCAAGACACCAGACTAGATGATATTGAATTACTTGATGGTCAGCAAGACACCAGACTAGATGATATTGAATTACTTGATGGTCAGCAAGACACCAGACTAGATGATATTGAATTACTTGATGGTCAACAAAACACCAGACTAAATGATATTGAATCGCTCGATGGTCAGCAAGACACCAGACTAGATGATATTGAATTACTTGATGGTCAACAAGACATCAGACTAGATGAGTTGGATGCAGAAAAAGCCCTACTCGCTGGCTCACCAGCTCAAGCATTCTCAGCAAGCACACAAACATCAACTAATTTTAAAGTCGCGAATGATGGCGGGTATTCTACTGATACTTCTGCGAATGCTATAGCTATTGCATCGGCTGGCACTAAGGTGTTTAGCAATTTCAGCGGGATGATTATAGTAAATAATACAGCTACTGGTGGCGTTGGTTTATTCTTAGTTGGTGCTGGCGCCAATCTTACTGTGGCATCAGTTGGCTCGTCAGTTGGCTCGTTTTCTTACGTCGCCCCAAATTATGTGTGGACTAGCAATGACGCAAGTACGTCGAATTATACATTTACATTATTCCGCACAAGATCTACTGCTTAATAGTTAGGAAACATGTTATAACGATGTAGTATTAGTAAGTTACTAGTGATTGCAGATTCTAATAATTTCTAACTTAATGGTGGTGGGATGAACGAAGTAAGTGGTCCGCATGACAAACTGCAACAGTGGGTGCTTGAAAATACGCCTGAAGTGGCTGATGCCAGCAAGGTCTATGGCGCCATTTCTGTCGATGACCATGAGGGCCGGATTGAAGCCAGACGCCGCATTGATCGTTTTCATGAAGCCCTAGACGCAATCGCCACTGGTAATGAAGTTGCAGAGCTTAACGCTAACGGGCTTAAGGAGTACATGGTCGACGGCGCCTATGTCCGGGAATTATTCATTCCTGCAGACATGTTCATTGTTAGCAGAATATGGAAGCAGGACAGGTTATGGATTGTTGCATCCGGAGAAATATCATTCACCACTGAAATGGGCACGCAGCGTGTAGCTGCACCTTATCGTGGTATGTTGTTTCCTGGTTCAAAGGCCGCAGTTTACGCGCACAAGGACACGCTGATGTTCGCCATTGTAGGCACAAAATCTCAGCACTTGTCAGAATTGGAAGATGAAGTAACCACTATGGATTATCGCGACTGCGAGTATCCGTGGAACTATTTAGATTAGATGAGGTGATTTATGGTGTGGGCAGCAACAGCAGTAGCAGGCGCTACTTTGGTCAGTGGCTATATGTCTTCAAGATCAGCAGATAAAGCATCTGATCGAGCATCTGAGGCAAGTGACCAAGCATTAGCGCTTGAATACGAAAAGTACGATGAGTGGAACGCAACTTACGGTGATTTGCAAGATAATCTAGTTAGCTACTATGAAAATGTTTCACCTGATTATTACGCTGCTGTTGGTGTCGAAAAGTTTAATGAAGAATTCCAAACAGGAATGCAGCGCATAAACGAAAACTTTGCTCAACGTGGTATTGATCCAAATTCTGCATTAGCTGCTAGTACAACTGCGCAATCAGAAATAAGTGCAGCAGAGACTAGAGCTGGTATTCGCAGAGATGCTCCAAGACAAGCACGAGAAGATCAACGATCATTTTTACAAATTGGTCTAGGACAAAACCCAGGTAGTTCTTTGAGTAACGCGTTAGCTAGTGATGCTACTAACAAGGCTAATCAAGCAAATAGTGCTCAAGGCGCTGCAGGTGATGCTTGGGCAGCTGCTATACCAGCAGTAGGTAATGCTATTACTGCTCATAATACACCTGCACCAACGACTTAAGGAGTATTCAAATGCCTAGTGCACAAATGTGGTCAGGTGTAGCTCGTGGGTTAGGTCAGGTATCTAATGACTTATCTAATAGAGATTTGCGAGCAGCGCAGCTGGCTGAGGCTAAAGCTAAACAACAGAAAGCTCAAGGCGAATTAAAAGAATTTAATGCTAATGCTCCTACGCGTGAGCGTAAAAACGAACTTGACATGCAGCAGCTAGAAGTAGAGACGCGCTCGCTTAATCAGACGTCGTTAAAATCTACTACTATGAGCGCTATGGATCGTTATAACGCAGATGGTAATACCAGACATTTAAATACTTGGTTAAAGGACGCTAAGAAAAATCCTGCTGGTGCTAAAATCTATGGTGGAGTAGCCCGCTATGATCCTTTGACGCCTTCTGATAGCAACGATAAACTATTGCGTAAAGCTGGTTACAATCCTAAAGATTTTTATGCTGACGAAGAGTCTGCAAGTGATATGATTGTCGTTACCCAAAATAACGGTGATCAAGTACTATTGCCTAAAGAAAAGATGTTTGCTGCTACTAAGTATACAGAGTACTTAGATGACAAGCAACTTGCAAAGTTAACTAAGAAAGCACGTATCAGTCAAATGCTTCGCGCAGGTCAGTCTCGTAAAACTGTAGACATGAAAGAACGAGTAGTACAAGATCTAGTTGACACAGGCAAAGCTAATTCATTAGCTGAAGCTTATCAAATGTTGTTGGAAATGGAAAGTTCTGGTAATGGTAGAGGTACTCTTAGTTCTACAGAAGAACGAGCTGTATCGCGAATAATGGAAGAAAAGAATGTTGGTTATGTTGAAGCCTTAGATACTTACTACTCTACTAAGCGTCAAGGCACAGGTAATACTAACGAGTCTCGTTATATTACAGAGTTTATGGATAGTAATCCAGATGCTACTTATGAAGAAGCAGCTGCTAGCTACCGTAACATAACAAAAACTTCTACTCAAAAAGAAGTGGGTGATGTTAAAGAACTACGTCAAGGCCTTGATGAAATGGGCTGGCTATCAATGAGCCAAAAAGACATGGACCCAGTTCAAAGATCACGCGTGTATCGTGATTATATTAGTCCACTTGAAGACTTGCGTAATTTTAAACTCTCAACTGAAGACAAGCGCACAGTTAGACAACTACGTGAATTGACTTCACTAGGTGGTACTGCTGGCACTGAGTTGACACCTGAAGAAACAGGTTTAGTTGACAGTACTCTTAACACTTTTAAGAAATATATTTTTAATGAAGTTGGTGGCAAAAAAGCTACTTCAGCTTATGAAACTTTCCGTAATCTGTTTAGGAATTCTTTGTACGGTGCAGCGCTTACTGACAATGAAATTTCAGCGTTTAACAAAGCTGCTGGCACTTTAGGTCAACAGTTCCAGCCTGTCATGGCACAACTTAAAGTTCAAATGACCACTATCAAAGATAACTTAGAGTCTATTCGTGATCTAAACGATCCTGACATAGCGCATTATTATACTGGCAAGTCAATTGAACAGATTGATGACGCAATAATGGCTATAGAAGAGCGTATGAATGATCCAAGATTGCAAGGTATGACTTCAGTAGAAAGTTCTGAAGGTAGTGGTATTACTGTTAAGCGAGTACAAGACGAAACTGTACCAAATATAAATGATGAAGTAAACGTTGATTTTGATTTTGATGCAGCTATGGATGGAGCAGGACTATGAAAGCTACAATCAAAGACTGCAGAGATACATTTAAGATAGGCTACGAAGCTTACGAAGATTCTCGTGATGAAGCTAATAATGCTTGGGATATGTACCATAACAGGCATTATACAACAGAACAATTAGCTGTATTAGCACAGCGTGGACAACCAGCAGAAACATTTAACATTATTAAAATGTTTGCTCGCATGCTTGTAGGTTATTACAGTACAGTTGTTAATACTGTTGTTGTTCGTCCTAGAAATCCACGGGACATTACTACTACTACAGTATTAAACGACACAGTTAACTATATACTAGAGCAAAATCGGTTTGATATCGAAGGCGATCAAATTAAGCTTGGCGGTATGATTTCTGGTATTCTTTGTGCGTATACTGAAGTTCGAGACACTGGTGAACTTGACCAGTTTGGCAGAGCAATTAACGAAGTTAAGACAAGCCACGTGCCTGAATACGAAATAGTGCTTGATCCGATGAGCAAGCTAGACGACTATTCAGACGCTAGCTATCTTCACCGTTTTAAATGGATGACTGAAGATGATGTCAAAAAAGCGTTTGGTGCAGAAACGGTTAAGGGCATGTCGCCGTATCAGAACTTTGTTGATGCGAAAGAGGCAGACTTCAACTATACGCAGACTCAAGGTTTCTCCGGCTACTACAGAGTCCATGATAACTACTTAGTTGTACACACTGTGCTGGAGGATGACGAAGGTAAACGCTGGTCTATTTATTGGCACAACAATGATATACTACAAAAAGATGAGATCACTTACAAAAAGACTAAGTGGCCTTATCGTGTACAAAAGCTACACAGCTCTAATAAAACAGAGTACTATGGTGTATTCCGTGAAGTATTAGAATCGCAAAAAGCTATCAACCAGGCACTACTGCAAATTCAGCTAATGGCAAATACAACTAAGGTGTTTGTTGAAGAAGGTGCAGTAGATAATCTCGAAGAGTTTAAGACTTTAATAAATAGGGTCAACAGTGTTATACCAGTTAATCACTTGCTTGGTGTAAGAGTAGACCAAATGTCTAAGGAAGTACTAGATCAATATACATTGATCGACAAAGCACTCGATAGAGTACAACGTGTGCTTGGTATTAATGATAGCTTCCTAGGTATGGCGTATGCTAGTGATTCAGGACGTAAAGTGAAGCTACAGCAGAGCGCAACAATAATGTCTCTGCGTTATTTCACTGCTCGCATTGAATCTTTCTATCAGTCTCTTGCGTCTGATATTGCTAACTTAGCTAAGCAGTACTATAGAGCTTCACAATTCTTAAGAATTACAGATGAGATGACGGGTATTCGTTGGGTAGAAATTAATAAGCCAATGGAGATGTTCTCTGGTAAAAGAGATGACCAAGGTCAACCTATATTTGAGCCTATCTTAATGGAGGTTATTGATCCAGCTGATGGCGATGTCATGGAAGATGATGAAGGTAATATACTGTTAGCTCCGATAGCTGAAGATGGTACAGACTTTGAGTTCAGCGAATTCGACATTAAGATTGAATCGTCTAGCTTTAATGATGAAGATGAAAAAGGGCAGCTTATGCTTGAGTCTGTAATGTCAGGGCAAATTGGAAGCATGCTTGCTAATGTCAATCCAGCAGGCTTTTTCAAAGTGTCCTCCTTAGCTATGAAAACTATGGGTACAAAATATAGCCCTCAAATTTCAGCAATACTTGAACAGACAGCTCAGCAGCTAAGTGAGAATCCTGGTGCTGAACAAGAAGCATCAGCTATGGCTCAAGGTCAACAACCATCGCAGCAGCCTAAGAGCCGCAGCATGAAGTTACCACAGAATACTAACGAGGCATAACAATGGCTATCGGACCTATAATTAAGTCAGTACTAAAAGAGACTATTAAAGATTTGCCTGAGGATTATGTTCGCAAGAACTCTGGTACTGCTTCAGCTGAGCTACTAAAAAAGGGCGTCAAGAAAGAAGAGCTTGACATGTCAGGCTTTATGCTACCCGAAGGTAAAGTTACAAAGCAAGACATGGTTAATGCAGAAGCCAAGCGTAAAGATTCATTCTTTACTACTGAGCCTGCAATTAACTTTAATAGCATAACAGTAGGTGACAATGCAGATAATCCTACTTATCGGGAAAAGGTAATAGAATTTAAACGTGCTGGTGATAGTAGTGTACCTGACAAGCCTAGGTCAGAACACTTCACAGAGCAAGAAAACTATGTTATGCATACTCGCATTTATGACGAGACCATAGATAATACACCCACTCGTGTGTTGACAGAGATTCAGTCTGATCTACATCAAGCAGGTGAAGGCTCAGATATGCCATTTGCAAACACTTGGCTACGTAAAGGTATAGAGCGTGAACTAGTTGATGCAACAAATGAAGGTCGTCAGCAACTAGCTATACCAATTTCTGGTAAGGTTAGCAATTTACACCGATCTCCTGGCGTGCAAAAATGGTATGAAGATTCAGTACTTAGCACGGCTAAAAAAGTTGCTAAAGAAACAAACTCTGATTTTAAAATTGTAAAAGGTAATAAACCTACGCCTATTAAATTACCATTCACGCAAGAAGAAGTAGAAAGAATTCAAGCTTCTTATAAAGCTAGTCCTGTTGATCGGTATAGAAGTGAACAAGTGCAGAATTTTGTAGTTACTAAGAGCGCTGAAATTGAAAAGTTAAATCCAGGTGTGGAAGTAGATTTATATGGCGTTGTTAGTGACATCATACAAGGTAAAAGTGCTAAACAAATATCTGAAAGAACAAGCACAAAACCGTTAAGCGCTATAGCAAATGATCTAGTTAGTGAAAATAAGGCAGATGAATTTAATGCGCTTTTAAAAGGCAATAATGTAAACATAACGCTTGATGAGTTTAAAAGCCTTTCTTCTCAGGAGCGGGCTCCTATTATACAAAAAATGCGTGGAATACAAGTACCAGTAGATGATTCAGTTAATTATGCTGTTATTGCTCCGCGCTCTAAAAACTTCTCAGCTAATCTATATACGTCACCTGTTGCTGGTGCATTCGTTGCTTATCAAGCTTATCAAGCAGGAATGTCTGAAGATGCAGTTGAGTCTAAGCTTGCTAAAGATTATGAGTATGATGAAGAAGACATTGCTGAAATACGGCAACGTGTTAAAGTTATAGCGGATGCTCAAGAAGCAGGTATGAGCATTGAAGACATCAAAGCTAAAATGGAAGGTAGACAGACAGTAGCTACCACGAAATCATCGGAACCTAGTAAACCTAAAAAGCAGTCAGGTAGTTTAGAAGACAAAGCTCAAGCTTCTAGGTTTAACGACCTGACAAACATCGCTGGTTCTAGGCTTAATGGTAAATCTTCGCCTAAAGCTGAAAACTATAATAAGATTGTAGATGAAACTGTAGAAATGTCAGCAGAAGAACTTGTCAGTTCTATGAAAGTCATTCATCCGACTATGGTCTCAGATACACTAACTACTATTCCTGCTTTCTTTGGTAATAAAGAAGCTAAGCAGCGCTATGACATAGCTCGTGAATCTAGTCGTAAGCGTATAGTTGATACTGCAAAAGCTAATTACAATCTTGACTTAGTTTGGGCGCCTGAAGGTGTTGCAAGTGAAGGCTTCTACGCTAATACAGAACAAGGTCTTGTAGAAGTTACACCAGGTTTTTGGGAAGACATTAAAAAAGTATCTGGTGAAATAACAGGTGGTATTAGCGGTGCAATTGCTGGCGCTAAAGTTGGAGCTTCATTAACTCCGCCTATTACTCCTTGGGCTAAAGCTGCTGGTGCTGTTATTGGTGGTGCTGTAGGAGGTATTAGTGGTGCAGTAGCTGGTTCACAAGCTGATTATCTGTATCAAGCCATTAAGCTGCAAGAAGACATGGAAGCTGAGGCTATGGCTTACAAAGCACTAAGTGCTTTTGAAGCTGCTGCTATTGGTGAAGTGATTGGTTATCCTCTTGTCAAAGGTTTAGGCACAGGTTGGAACGGTATAGTTAAGGCTAAAAATTATATTCAAACTGGTGAAATAAGATCAGCGTATAAATCTTTGAAAGATACTACTTTTCTAAATGATGACCAAATTGCTAATATAGTAGCACAGCTAGAGAAGCATGCTACTTTAGAAGGTAACCAATACGAGAAAGGCATCAAAGCTGTAACATTAACTGAGCCTGGAATGCAAGACTTAGTTAGAGCAGCAGCAGGCACTCATCCAAAGGCAGGCTCAGCTACTGCTAATATTGTGAATTCTAGAGCTGAAGATGTTCTACTTCAGACTTCTAGACTTACTGATGAACAAGTACCTAGGATGCTAGCTGAAGACTTACGCAACTATACAATAGATGTTAAAGATCAATATGCTAAAGTTAAAGCGTTAGCTACTCAGTCTCCTAAAGGCCTTAACTTTCAATGGAATATGGACGAACTGGCTATTCAACCAGTTATGGATGACTTATATAAAAAGCTAGTTGATCCTGCTACTAAAGAAAAGTTCATGCTGCAAATGCAGCGTGTTAATGGTATGTCTGAAACTCATAAGTACGGTGATCTTATAGAGCTTAGGCAAACTGTAAACGATTTTCTTTACAATACAAAAATAGCTAAAGCGGATGATAAAAATTCAATTCGTAAAGTAATTAATAATATTGACGCAGCTATTGAGGAAGGCGCTGATAGTGTACTAGAGAATCCTAAGCAATGGCTAAAAGATTGGTCTAAAGCAAGATCAGACTATAGTCAAATGAAACAAGTAGAACGTACAGCAATGTATCGTTCAATGTATGATGCTAAAGGTAATCTAAGATCAGTGCAACCTGAAACAATTGTTAAATCATTAGGTAAGTATATCACATCTGTTGATGGTTCATTTGAAAGTATAATGTCTAAGCTGCCTATAGAAGGCCGTAAAATGTACGAAGGAGCAGTTGTTGATGCATTGACTCAACAATTTACTGCTGGTATATCTCAAGGCTCTAAAGCGATTCACTTTCCTATGTTAGCTGATGAGCTAAGAAAAATTAACTTTACAACTCCAGCTGCTAGAGCAACTAAGAACGCTTTGTTAGAGTTAGGTGAAACGTTTAAAAACGATGTGTACTTAGCTCAAACAGCTGGTAAAATAACTATACCAAAGTTTCAAAGCTACTTAACAGTTGATCCAGTTGTACGAGCTAAGTTTGAAGTGGCATCAGGTATATTCAACTACATTAAAAGTAAAGCACCAGGTGATGCCAACAGACAGTTAGCTCTGGTTCGTGCTACAGCTAAGTTGCTAGAAAAGCCGCTAGATGTTCAGAACTTTAAATTCTTACAAGAGCAAGTGTTTGATGATTCTAATCTGTCTAAGCAAATTTTAGAATTACAGCAAAGTGCTGCTCGTAATCGTGCAAAAGAAGTTGACGTAGGCACAGCTAGAGTAAAAATATTTGCAGGTGGCAAACTAAAGGGTACAAATCAAGTTGCATCTATACCTCCACATAGAATATTAACGTTGACTCAAGCCAAGGAGATTGCTGAAACAGAATCAATCACACTGGATAGTAAATCGTTAGACGCTATACTTATTAAGTACGGTTACAAAGCAATTTTAGAAAGTTCTGATAGAGTTCGTATCCTAGGAGATAAGTAATGACTATTAAAATTACAAAGCAATTAGCAACAATGGAAGATTTGGCAATTGGTACTGGTACAGTGTCGCAAACACGTAATGGTGTGCCAATGACATTAACTAAGATTGACATGGCCACTAAAGCGGAGCTTGCTTCACAGGCAGCAGACGAGGGCGCATCACTAGTCTCAATGGAAGGCGGGCCAACGGTTGAGGTTGCGGTAACCAATGCTGAGGCTGATATTCTTGATCGCGTTATCCGAGTCTCAAGCCGCGCAGAAATGCAAGCGTATGATGTTGGCGCCGGGTACCAGTTTAGTCTTGAGGAAGGCTGGCGCTCAGGGATGTTTGTGATTAAATCTGGAACATCACCCTCTGACCCGCAGGAGGGGGTCTATGTTGTGCTTGATAATGGAAATTATGCTATGCGTCGGTATGATGGGATAACTGGAAATGGCGGTATTAACATGGCTTGGTTTGGGGTAGAGCCTGATGGTTCTACAGACAACACAGCTACGGGTCAGGCCGCTATTGATTTTATTTCTTCTGGCAAAGTGTTTCTTCCGGCGGGATCAATTCTCACTAATAGATGGTATGTAAACAAAAGTGGATTGCATTTTGAGGGTGCTGGCGAGAATTCTACGATAATCACTCATACAGCAACTACAGGCGATGCAATTACAGTTTCTGACACTAGTAGTCTAGAGAATGTAACTTTTAGAAATATTAGTTTTAATACCTCTGTCACAAAAACCTACGGGTATTATATATCTCTCGACGACACATATTATGCCGGCATCTATAACTGCACTTTTAATGGTGGTTACAGCGGTATCTTAATTACTGGCAAACCTTCTTGGTTCACACGAATAGCTGATGTTAGAATAGCTGGTGTTTCTGAGAATGGAATTGTTATTAATGCAAACACCGGAGGGCAAGGGTGTGTTGATGTTGTGCTTGATAATATTTTTGTTACCGGCCAGTCTAGTTCGGTTGAAACCAAAAATGGTATTCTAATAGAGGCTGCTGGCGATTTGACAATAAAACACTTCCAAAATTTTTATTGTACTACTGGCATGAGAGTAACGCCAGATAGTGCAGTTGATTCTCAGCGAGTTCAGGCTTTGTTTGTTTCCGATTCATTTTTTGACGCAGGAACTGGGTCAGGCATTATTATAGACCCAAGAAACTCTGCAGAAGTTCAGCTATTTAAGCTGTACGACACTTGGTGTGCCAGCTCAGGCAGTGACGGCATTATTTTAGGCTTGGGAACTGGGTCAATTAAACAGACGGATATAACAAACATTATCTGCTCTGCTCATGCTGGCAAAGGCTTGCTTTTAAATCCAGTAGCGTCAAGAACGCGGATTACCAATAGCTCTTTTTCTGCTAATACCGATTCTGGGATATCAGTTGCAGCTGATGTTTCAGACTTTGAAATAATAAACTGCACTTGCGGGCCATCTGGTCAGTTTGGAGGAAACGCTGGCAGAGGAATTTTAATAAACACTGGAACATCTAACAATTTTGTAATAGCAAATACTAATGTTACTGGGAATACACTTGCTGGGCTTAACAATTTTGCCTTTGGCGTAAACCAAAAGATACATGACAACATCGGGTATGACACATTCAACAGAGGATCCGCTACTATGGCGGCGGGCAATACTTCTGTGTCTGTTAGTCACGGACTTGAATCGCAACCTGCAAAAGAAGACATACAAGTGACGCTAGCTAGTAACCCACAAGGCGCATTGTATTGGGTGTCTGCTGTGTCATCAACTACATTTGATATTAGCATTGATGCTGCCGTTGCAGGTGCTATATATTTCGGTTGGGCAGTAGGCATAGAAGGCAATTAATAACTATGGAAAAACCTAACACTTAGATAAACAGGAGGTAATAATGCGCACTGAAAACTTTAACGCAGAAGAGTTCAGAGACTGGGCCGATGAAATGTCGCCCAGGCTTCTGACTATGTTTGACGTGCTTCGGTATCAGCTTGGCCGGCGCGTCATTATCAGCCCACATCCTTACAGCCTTGGGCGGAACCTTGGGCGCGACGACATGTCCGCTCATAATATCGACCACTGGGGCGAGGTATTGGCGGGGGATTTCTTTGTCGATGGTGTCACACATAGAGAAGCAGTGGAGGACGTTGCACGTAAGATGAAGTTGATAGGCTTTACCGGCATTGGCGTGTATTCTGATACTCATTACATTGACGGACTGCATCCAATGTTTCATGGTGATGTGAGGCCAAACGAGAAAATGGGTGATCCTGCAACTTGGGGGCGCGTTTTCGATGGCGGAACAGACATCAACGGAAATCCAACAAGTGAGTACACAAGCCTGATGGCTGCTATTCAATCTGTTACAACTGGAGTTTAAAATGAAACCTAATAAAGCATGGTACAAATCAAAGACAATCTGGGGCGCAATCGTTGCGATTCTGGCACTCGTGGCCGGGGCATTCGGCTATAGTGTTGGGCAAGAAGCGCAAAGCGAGGTCGTGGCCGCGATCATTGGCGTTGTAGGTGGGCTGTTTGCTATCTACGGACGGATCAAAGCCGTGGATAAAGTTCAGTGATCAGCCAAATACTCTACCTGCTGGCGGTGCTAACAAAGGCCGTCAAGCGGGTATTTCGTAAGAAAGAACAACGCGAGGCCCAGGATGAGCGCGACAAGATTGACTCTGACTCTGCTCAGTACGCTGCTGATAAGTTTGGCGATTGCAGGGTGCAGCAGCTCAATGCCGACAAAACCGACGACCCCGAGCGGACTGACGGTGATGGCCGGTGACGGAATAGTGTGCTACTCGGAATCTGATAATGCTCAGCTAATGACCTACATTCTTGAGCTTGAGCGAGGCTATAATGCACTCCAATGACTAGACTGATACTATGCTCAACAAGAAACCCAAAATTTTACAGATGAGACCATGTAATATGCCAGATCCTATGTGGAATAAACTTGACAGGCATGATGAGATCATTAGTACACTCCAGCAGAAGCAGGCCGCAACAGACGCGCGGCTAAAAGCTATGGATGAAAGGATTGATCGCAATCAGCACGAAATAGTACGCTGTATAGGAAGACTCGAGGCAAAGATTGACGAGCAAAGTAAGTGGATGAATAAATCAAAAGGCGGTCTCCGTTTTGGTGTGTGGTTAGCTGGCGTAAGTCTAACATTAATTGGCATCCTTGCCACATGGGTTAAGTTCTTTAAGGGCGGTTAACTGTTAATTCACTTTGTAGAGCATCGACAACGGTTTGCAAATCCCAAGCGGCTATTGCAATACCGTTGTTTTTTCTTATACGTTCTAAAGTATACTCTTGTAACTTAGATAATGTACCTTTTCCATACTTAACTTCTAGCTACAAATATGC